TTGAAAGAAGAAATTATTAAGCCTGGTATTGTAAGACGAATTATTGAAAGAGTTGAAAATGAGAATGGATTGGTTATATTGCCAGAGACAACAGATATTATTCTGACAGCATTTTTAGATACTGTAGCAGATATTTTATCTGAAGGTGATAGCATCAAATTAAAAGGTTATATGACTATCTATCCACAGCTATATAAATCAAAGCAGATTAAGAATGTAGCGGATCAATCAATAGTCAATATTCCAGCACGATACAAGGCGAAAATCAAAACAGGTACAAAACTGAATAATGCGTGTAAAAATCTATTAAAGGAAGGAGAATAGAATAATGGTAAATCAGAGAGATATTGTAAACAGAATTGCTGATAAGACAGGTCTTTATAAGAAGGATATAAAAGAAATGTTGCTTGCTTTTAAGGAAGTTATGGTTGATGTAATTGAAGAGGATGAATCAATGTTTCTGAAAGAAATATTCACACTTAAAACCATAACAAAGAAGCCACGAAAAAGATATATAGCACCTTATGGGAAAACCATTATGGAAAAAGAACATAAGATAGTGAAGATATTACCAGGTTCAAGACTTACAGAGATTGTGAGGGATAACCAGAATGATACAGAAAATTGATTTGAAAGATAGAATTGCAATTCTGACAGAAGAAAATATTTGTGATTTATTGAATCTATATGGAGAATTAAATATAGATAGGTTATCTCAGATAGTAAATAACCATATCAGAGTTGCAATAGATGAAATAAAGGAGGATTCAAAATGATTAAGGATTTAGAGGAGAAGCAGTTGCAGGTTGCATATTTTTTATCAAGAGGTAATAGAAGTGTCGAAGAAAAATTTACAGAATTTAATATCTGTAAAGTATGGCTTGGATGGTGGAAAATGGACAATGCACAATCTGTTGCTAAGGAAACAAGAGAGAAAATTTTAAGTATGTATAAGGTATCAAATGAAACAACTAAGAATCTGACAAAGAAATCTGGAAAGAAAAATTCAGATGATTTCAAGAATAGATTGTTACATTTAAGACGTTCTAATTGTGGAAAGTTAAGGCACTTATTAAAGGAAAAAGGATTAGACGAAAAATATTATATTGTTGATAAAACTGCTTATGGTGGAAGTGTAACAAGGCTTGGAAGATATGCTATTTATAACAATGGTCAATCACCAAAAGAAAAATCACAGTATTTTGGTAGCTTTGATGAAATGAAAGAAGCGATTGAAAAATTTGGTGAAATAAAGGACAAGAGTAATGAATAGAGTACCACATTGTAATGAATGTGACAGATGTAAATATACTCAAATGCCGTGGTCTAACACAAAAGAGTATAAATGTTATGAAGTAGGAACATCAGAATATGGGGCATTTGTTGGATTTCTTGGTGTAGACCACCCACCAAAGACAAGTCCGAAGTGGTGTCCTAAAAGAAAGCAAAGGAGATTAAACAGTATGACAAAATTAAATATCAATATCAAAGTAAACGAGATTGAGGAAATTGCACCAGTTATTGAAAGTGTGAAGAAGTTGGAATTGAATAAAATTCCTGAATGTAACCCAGTAGTAACAGTAGAACTTGAAGTATAGGATTGGAAGGAAAACTAAAATTATGAACGAAACAAGAAAAAATACAATAACATCAACAAAACAGGCTATCAAAGATATGCTTTTACAGGATTCAGAAATTATAAAAATTCTAAATGATAAGAGTGCAAAGGAATATAAGGATGCAAACGATCTCTTAGGCAATGTAATATTTAATCATATTAATTATGACATTACTACAGAAGCGGGTATTCGCTTATCATATGAAGTAAAATATTTACCTAATCAAGATAATTTAGAAGAAATGATGACGGTTGCAAATATAGCTATTGTACAGCTTGGAACTAATTTTATTGATAAGGACTATAATATGTATATTGATATTTTGTCAGAGAAAATACTAGATGATGTAATAAAGAGATTCTCACCGATAATGTATAGTAATATGCCGATTGAAAGTCGTTCTATAGGTGGAAGAATTATTGAGTTTGCACTTAAATAATCGGCAGACATATAACTATTGTAGAGATATGTATGGATATTGGACATCAGAAGTTATTCATACATGGTGTTCCAAGAAAGTGAGGAGAAAAATTGATTACTAGAAACGATTTGTTGGGCAAACTTCGTACATACAAAGAAGCCCCTGATGATGAAAATATTCTTTATAAGCAGAAAATTAAAAAGGCTCTAATGTCAAATCCGTGTCTATTGTATGCACTTGATGATAAAGAGTTAGAATCGGAATTGTTTGACAAACATGGAAACATCAATTGGGAATGGAATGAAGATACAAAGCAATATGAACCTCTTGGTGAATGGGATAGATATTTTGGTAGCGATTCTCTCATTCGTCCATTTTTATTTATTCCAGACACTCAGACAAAAGTACGAAATTATCTTTGTTATCAAGTAAGTTTTCAAGACACAGTTAGATATCAACCTGGATTAAAAGAAACGTTGGTTACTTTTACTATTTTTGTTCATGGCAATGATAGGATGGATAAATTAACAGGTATTCCAAGACACGATCTTATTGCTTCTATTATAAGAGAACGATTTGCATGGTCAAATGTATTTGGGATGCAAACGCACATTATATCAAATCGTGAATCTACTACGGATAACAATTACGTTGTTCGTACTCTTGTATTCCAACTTACGGACTTAAACAGTAAGATTCAAACACCTTATGGTGGAAAATCACAGTTGATTAATTATCAGTTAAGGCGATAGCAGTAAAGAAAATCATACAATCGGAAGACATACACCGATTCAAAACAAATGTATGGATATTTCCCAACAGGCAGGAAGTAAAAGAAAGTCTGTATCGGAGATCAAGAATATCTAACGTGCAATTCAGCACATTTTCCATTAATAAAAAAGAATATTAGGTCTGCTGCCAGATGGTAGCTTATTAAGGTGCGTTTTGATTATGTGCTTTCTTGATCTCTGATTTATTAGTAAGGAGGATTATGATTAATGATAATAAAGAAACAAAAATATGTAAGAGGTGTGGGAGGGAGCTTCCATTAGATAAATTTAAGAGTAGCCATGATTATATATGGTGTATGTGTAAAGAGTGCTTCAATGAAGGAATGCGAGAGAAGCGTTATCAACAAAGATTATCAAATGGCTTGGAAGTATATCACAAAGACAAGTCTATGAACATACAGAGGAAATACAAGAAACCATACCATTTTCAAATTTTGTATAGGTCGGAATCTGGTATTGATACTATTGCAAAAGATGAAGTATTTGTGCGTTTATTTGACTATAAATCGGTATGGACTTCCAATTATGGCAGGATAATTCAGAAGTTGGATGATGGCACATATCAGCTTGTAAAAGGTGTATATTCAAGAGCCACAAAGGAATTGACCTATACACTTGACAGGAATGTTTATTTCAAGTCTAAGAACAGGTGGGGATATAGGAGAGAAAAGGTAACTGCCAGTGACCTTGTAATTAAGATGTTTGTTGTTAATTATGACATGAAAAATAATACTATGGTGTGGCATAAGAACAATGATACAAAGGATAATTACTACAAACATTTATTCCCAGTTACCGACAAACAGCACAATGAGATTTTAAGAATACATGAACAGGACGGAGCAATCACAGATAAGCAGATTATGGAAATTGTCAATGCGGTAGAGTTTAAACCCGATGACTGGAAGCCTTGGTACAATAAAAGAACTTATGAAGGTGTTGGCTATGTCGGTGCTGATACTTCAGAGATTGATTACGAATCATACTCATTTATCAAGTGGAAGAATATGATACAGAGGTGCTACAGTGATGTTGTGCATAAATTAAAGCCTTATTACATGGATAAGGAAGTTTGTATTGAATGGAAGAACTACCAGAATTTCAAGATATGGTTTGATGCACATTACATTCCTGGAACTAAGGTTGATCTTGACAAAGACCTGCTCTATAAGGAAGGCAATATATACAGTCCAGAAACGTGTGCATTTATGACGCATTTCTTGAATACTGTATTTGAAGATAGAGGAATCGAAAGTAATATTCAACAGAATGATGATGGTACATATTCAGTATCAATGAATGTTCTTAGTAAAAAGATTGACATAGGTGTATTCGATTCAGAGGAAGAAGCACACAGCGGATTCATTGATGGCAAAATTGATTATATTTGTAACCTTGCAGAAAAGTGTAAGGGCAAAGTGCCAGATTATGTGTATGAAGGTATGCTGAATTATAAGATTGAAATTGACTAATAATTGGAGGTGGCAGATTCAACCCTGCTGCCTCTTTGCAGTTTATAAAGGAGAAAAAAAGGAAATATGGCTTATATAAAGGTCAAGGATAGAAGAAGGTTTGAACGAAAAGAATTTAGAGATTACATAAAGTTATCAGATGATAAGGTGCTTGATACAAAGAAAAATAATATAGATTTACTTGGTGATGATGAAATATTCATACAGTTGGAAGATACACAACACTACTGGATTTCAAATCATGGCAGACTTACAAATAATATGAGGAAAGATAAGACCTTCTTTTTTCATAAGATGGATAGCGGTGATCCTAAAAGAAGTGTACATTGGACGATTGTAACATATGATATTGATGGAACTGCTTTACATGAAGAGACAAGTCCAGAAATTCTTGTAGCAAAGTATTTCTTAATCAAGCCGACAGGACGCAATAAGATATGGCACATAGACGAAAATATGAATAACAATTACTACAAGAATCTGATTTATGTATCTGCGGAAGAGTATGAGTTGTTGAGAAAGCACGTAAAAACAGTTGCAGAACTTGGAAGAGAGCAGGAATATTACGATTACAATACTGTCAAGGGCAATCCAGCTTATAAAATTTATGAGGGGATTTATGCAAGATGTTATGGCGGTAGTTCGTTATTTGTAAATCGCTGTTATGATGATGCTTTTATGTGTGATGAGTGGAAGAATAGTAGAGATGCATTTGCCGAATGGTATTCTGCAAATTATTATGAATGTGACGGAGAACGTATGGCAGTTGATAAAGATTTATTGTGTCGTGGTAATAAAGAGTATGCACCAGACAAATGTTGCTTATTACCTGAGACAATTAATTCTGCACTGGCAAGTGCTACAAAGAGACGGAATCATTATAGCAAAAAAGTTTATGCTATCGGTGTTGATTACGACAAAGGAAGAGACAAGTTCTTAGCAAGAATAACACCATTCGGACACGATAAACAAGTTAAGCTGCACTATTGGAATACAGAGGAAGAAGCATTTCAAGAATATAAGCTATTCAAGGAATCTGAGATTAGGATATTAGCTTTGAGATATAAGGATAAGATACCAGACAGGCTATTTGATGCATTGATTAAATATGAAGTGTGTCCATATAGTCCGTATGAGAGTTAAGATACAAGGTATATTGGATAGAGAATTATCTAATATACCTTATTTTTTACCTTTTTTGAAGAAATATATGGTAGAATTAAAGAAAAACATGAGTGTATTGGAGGTCGTTACATGGATGAATTAGGTATGTTTAATGAAGATATTGATAAGTTTTTAGATATGAATGATGATTTTGATTTAACTCCAAAAGATTATTATGATGAGTTTTCAAAAATGTGTTTTAAATATTCAGATAGTTCTATAGTTCCATATTCTTTAGTACACGAGTTGATTATAGAAGAATTTCCTTGTGAAGAATATTATATGCAAATGCTTATGGATGTATATTCATTTTATAGTATTGGAGATGATTTCTTAGAGATACTGAAACAGCTTATTAATGATGGATATTGTAGAGAGTATCAGAAAAAAGCATATGAGATAATAAAAGAACATGTTAAAAATAATTATATAGTTGCATATCGTGGGGAATTTGAGGTGGATGATAAAGGAAATTTGGATTATACACAGTCTGTTAGTTTTACATTAGATTATGAACAGGCAAAATTTTTTGCAACAAGATTTAAGATGCTACCATTGACAAAAAGTGTTGTCTATACTGTGAAAGTACCTATAGAAGATGTGCTTGCTTATATTGACAGAGAAGATGAAGTTGTTTGTTTGCCTATTTGTATGGGCGGCAACATGGAAGTGATAAAAGAAGAATCATTTTTATAGGCAATCAAGGAAGGAGACAAAAATGAGTGTTGTATTTGGGTATATCGGAAAAGATGGTGTGTATTTAGCTTCAGATAACAGAATAACAGATGCTGAAGGTAATTTTGTTTCAGATGATGATATTAAAATTGAAGTAGTCAACAACAAGACTGCTGTAGCATTTGCTGGTAATTATGCAGCACAGAATTTTTTCTTAAAATGTTATAAAGAAAGACCTGGATACCCAAATTGGTTTGTGAATGATCTTGCAAGCAATATATGGTCAATGTGTGATGCTATTACTAAAATGGATATGGATTGGGCAAAAGCTATAGCAAATAGCATTGCTTGTTTTTTAGTTGCAGGAAAAACAAAGGATAATGAGATAAAATTATTTGCAGTTACTTTAAAACAAGGACATATTGATTTAAAAGAAGTTCCAATGATGCTATTTCAACCGGCTGATTGCGATTTTAACATGTGCGCAAATATATTATGTAAAAATATAAAACAACATTTCAAAGATTTCCCAAAGCGTACAATACAAGAAATATCTAAGCTAAGTGACTTAGTAAGTGATTCTGGAAATATGTGGATGTATGATATGAAAATGGATGAGAGTAAATTTATTGTTTTGTAAGACATTATAATGGTTGGTATATATTTACAATATGATATATATCACATTGAAGAATCCTTCAAAAAGCAAAAGGATAGGATGGAAAACAGTAATAAATATAAAGATTATTATATCTTGCATGACTGTTATAATTATTACAGTGTAGCTCATTAACTGCTCTGTAATTAAGATATACCTATTGCTACTAGGTACTTAAATTGCTATCGTTTAAATGTACCCCCCTCCCTTTAGCATAGTGTTGTGGATAAAAAAGAAGTTGCCAGTTCCGACATACTAGCAACCCCTTTGTTTATATCTGCATTATGAAAAAAGAAATAAACCTACATGTAATATATTATATTATTAATTAAATAAGTGCAATAGCAATATAAAAATTATTATCGTATATCATATCGTAGTGTACAAAGAATGGGAGTGTAAGTCCGAAAAATAGGGGATATGTTTTGAATATCAATATCGAATATGAGCAAAATATGCAGAGATTTAATATGGGTTGAAATATCGGAGTAAGAAATGATGGTCATATGTTATGTTGGAATATATTATGATTTTGCTAATACATGAGAAATAATGAGATTTGCCAGTAAAATAGGGCGTAATAAGAGATTTTTATAAAAACAATGTTATCGTGAGATATATTACTTTGATATTCAAGCTAATATATCTTTATATCATATCTGCTGCCAGTTTATAATGGTTGGTCTGAATCTGTAGTGCATAATAAGCACTTTAAAAATAAAAAGGACTACTTTTCAGCAGTCCCATCTATCTTTATCAAGTGTTCTTTCAATACCATATTTATATACTGACTGAATGACCTATCATCACTCTCAGCCAGTTGTTTGATTCTTTCAATGACATCTTCATCAAGGGTAATACTTACTTTGTTTTTTAATGGTTTCATTCAATCACCTACCTTATGATTAATATACCATTATGTGCTACTAATTATTGATAAGTAGGATAAAGTGTGATAAAGTAGTATTAACTAATAAAGAAGTCGTGTACAAAAGAAAGAGGTGAGAATAATTAAGGCTAGAGCTGAATGCAGATATTCTACGGACTTATTGCGTTCAAAATGATAATTTTTACAAAGAGGGAGTGATTGAAAAATGAAAAAAAGAGTATCGCAATTATATTAGCATTTTGCTGTTGCGTGTCTGTATTGGGCTGCACAAATGGACGTAACAATTCTGTAGAGGAAACAAAGGAAAGCAAAGTCGATATTAACGACTTTAATGTTGTTGAAGAAGGCAATAATATGTTACCAGAGAATTATGCAGACTATATAAATAAATGTGCTAACTATTATTACAACTACGTTGATGTTGGAGATTATTCGAGCGTTACTTATTCAATAAGAAAAAATGCTTCAGATACAGACGAAAGTTATAATGAGAGAAAACAAGATGCTATATACGAAGTTATAAGTAATAATAGTAATGTTAAAACATATCCAAAGGATATATACGACAGCTTGATTTCAACATTAGGTGATAATATAAAAAAAGAGTATGAGGAATATAAGGAAGAAGATCAGTCGTTTGGTGATTATTTGTATGATGAATATGGATATAAAACTATTGATGAGTTTGACAAATGGAGTGAAGAATATACACAAAATTATTTAAAACAGATGATGATAGTTTATATTATTGCTTATGAAAATAAAATTACTGTTAGTTCCGAAGATATAATAAATAAGGGGAATGAACAAGCTGAATTATATGATTATAATGGGTATGAAGATATTGTGACTGAATATGGAAATGAAATGAATACTGAGTTAGGATATTCAGTTTTATATACAAAAGTAATGGATTTCTTGGTTAGTATATCAATAGGTGAGTAATTAAAGATACATAAGGAGGAAAGAATTATGGCTATGATTAAGTGTCCTGAATGTGGACAGGAGATTTCAGACAAAGCAAAAAAATGTATACATTGTGGAAAGATATTTGTGGAGGATACAAAAGAAAACATATGTATGGAGTGTGGCAAAATTATTCCAGAAGATAGTGATTTGTGTCCATACTGCGGTTGCCCTGTTGAAAAAACAGCATCTCAAAAAGTAGAGGTTACTGGTATAAAAGTGAGCAAGAAAAGTAAAAAAATGTTCGCTATTATAGGAGTTGTAGCGTTAGTTGTATGTATTATTGCAATTTGTGGAGGACTGTATTTTAAAAAAGTATCTGAACAGAAAAAAATAGATGAATATAACACTTATATAGATAATGTTAATTCGGCTTGTGATAATATGTTATCAAGTGCTGCTACAGGCGAAACTATATGCAACTTAACAAGGTCAGTTTGGTACAATGCTATATATAAAAAAGATGATAGTACAACAAATAAATATACTAAAACACCTACAACTAAATACAAGGGAACTCAGTATTATGCGTTTGTTGATGATTTCAATGAAGCACTTCAAAATCTATTTAAAGATGAAGATATCCAGAAGAAGATAAGTTCGATAGAAAGTAGTCAGGACTCAATAAATGAAATGATGAAAAAGTTACAGAATCCAACTGATGATTTAAAAGACTGCCACGATGCCATATTTGAATTAAATGAAGTATATAATAGTTTAGTTTCTTTGGCTACAGATCCAAGTGGAAATTATACATCATACTCATCAAGTGTAAATACTACAATTAATGATTTTAAAAATAAATATACAAATATTAAGAATAAAATTCCAGAAAAAAAGTAAATTGAAGAGGAGAAACATGGCATTAATAAAATGTATTGAATGTGGAAACGAAATTAGCAATAAAGCAGAGGTGTGTCCTAATTGTGGCTGTCCAGTAAGTGAAACCGTTAAGGAAAAAAATAATAAAAAAAAGAAAATGTTAATAATGATTCTTATTCCTATAATAAGCATTATAATGATATGTTGTTTGGTTATAGGAGCATCGTTAATAATAAAGAGATATAACACTAAAACAGGTTATTATAATAATTTGAAATGGGGTATTACTTCAGAACGACTAGAAAAGAAATTAAAAGATGTAGAAAAAGGCTCGAAGGATAATTGTTACATACAGACACAATCTGATTATGAAGGAATAACTGGTTTGTCTGCTGCTATATTTTATTATTGGGATGACAATAATAAATTCAATCAGGTAGCTATATTATTGACATATAAAGGCACGGAGCTTTCTAATAAAGTAATGCTTGAAAAATATGTGAGTCAATATGATGATAGATATGGAGAACATGAATGTTCAAATTCATATACATATGAATGGGAGACAAGTAAAACTAAGATAGAATTAATTAATGTAACTGGTAATGTAGTTTCAGTTAAAATATATGATAAAAACAATCCAAAAGAAGATGATAAATAAGCCTAATAATTCATAAAACACATATAGGTATGCAGGTATAAGTGCTTGCATACCTTTTTTATACCTCCACCTACATACAAGGTACTTAAATTCCAAAGGTTTAAGAGTACCCCACTATGGTATATATGCTTGCTTAAATCAACGATTTTGAGGTCAAATTGGCTTTGCTGTTCTATAGGTGAACAAGTTTACCTGTGATGGGTTTTAAAGCGGATTTGAGTTGATTTTTATTGATTTATTCAAAGGATATGAGGGGGAAAAAATATCGAGAGGTAAAATTTTTAGGTCACTGTATAGAGCAACCAACTACAGGGCGGTAGAGAAAAACAGATCCATTTTTTAGTTTATGCCACCCCCGACACGCTATATCATACCAAACCAGTAGGAATTATACACAATAAAACATATCAATAAAACAGTATAAAAAATAAGGGTGTAACTTCATTGGCTACACCCTTTTATTATGTCTTTCTGTATTCTGTTTGTTAAGCTTCATTCAAAATATATTCAACTGCTTTTTCTGCTTTGCTTGAAGCTGATACAATAAACTTGTTATCATTTCTTAAAACCCTCAACCAACTTTGTATATATGCGGTTGAATTTCTGAAGCTTTTCTTTGTTTCAATTCCTATTATGTTCATCAAGTTAGCACTTCCAATTTCTGCTACAAGTTCTTCTTTGCTGTATTCCTCAGAGCCAAAAGCCACAAGTTTATTTTTTCTTTCTTCTGCTCTGTTGCATCTGCTTTCTTTCATTGTGCTATGTACTGATTCGTGAAAAGCTGTACTATAATATTCTTCTGACTGTTTGAACTGTTCAAACAATGGTAATTGTATCATGTCAAGCATAGGACTATAAAAAGCCTTATTCCCTTTGATATGTTCAACTGTTATATGTTCTCTGTTCCAATAGTCTGTTAAAATCTTTTCAGCCTTTTCTATTGGCTCTATGTCGTGAAGTTCTTCTTTCTTCAATGGTTCTACTCCGTCAACTTGTGAGATATGAAACACATTTATATATTTTAATAGTGGTATTTTTTTAATTGCCTTTGTTCCATCCTCTTGTACTTCTTCAATAGGGTATATCTTCCAAAATACAATTATTTCTGATTTTTCACCTTTGCGGATGTGACCGCCTAAATTTTTCCATTGAGAAAATGTAGCATACTCACCTGATTTAGAAAGAAGCATTTGATTTAATATTGAATAAGGTTTTTTACTTACTCTGTTATATGCTCCATCTTTTACACCAGTCCAAGGCTTTTCCCATGGAATAAATCCATTTTCTAATTGTTCTATTATCCTATCTGTTACCATTTCATATACATTTTTACTCATATGAAAACCTCCTTTAAAAAATTGATAATGTTTTGTTGTTAATATAAATATACACTTTTATTCGTGCATTTGTCAACACGAATATTCGTGTACTTTTGCACAAAATTCATTAGATATTCTTGTACACTTTTTTGGGTGTATTCACGAAAAAAGGTGTTGACAGTACACGAATATAGGTGTATAGTGTAGTCAAGGTCAAGGACAACAGACCTACAACAACAAAATAATTTCATCATTAAGGAGGTAGTCATTATGTATATGACAAAGAAAGAACTCGAAGAAAAGATTGAGGAAGTAAGAAAGTATAAGAGTATGGCAGAAGAAGCAAGCAACATTCAGAAAGCCTTGGAGCAGGAAATAATCTCATATATGAATGAGAACAACTTAACAGAAGAATTTACTGATTCAGCAAAAATCACTTATAAGGAACAGACAAGAGCAACACTTGACAAGAAAAGACTTGAGGAAGATTTAGGCGACTTATCAGAATATGAAAAGGTTACAAGCTACAAAGTTTTAAGAATCAAGTAACAAGCAGTTAGCAATCAGCAGGGCAAAGGGTGGGAACACCCACCCGACACCCTAAAGAATAGGAGTGATTGACAATGAAAAAATATATAACCTATGAAGAGCCATTGCAAGGAAGAGTTTTCACAGAAAAACAGATGTATGAAGTATATAGAGATATGGCAGACAAGAAAGAATATCCAGGCTTTGAATGTTGGTTTACAGATATGTTAAAAAGCGGAGTATTTGAGGAGGTGCAGGCATGAAAACACAGACAATACAATTTGCAACAGTTACTAAAAACGGAGTAGTCCAGAAAGTTAGTAAAAGTACCATATTACAGCCAAAAACCAACTTTAAAGGCGGTTCTATTAAGTGGTACGAGGATAAAGAAAGCAGACAAATAAGCACAACGAGGCAAGCGGTTCAGCCGTGGGATTCAATTCTAACTTGCCTATCGGCAGAAATGCCACATTATAATAAGAAAGAAGGTGAGACAATGACAAGTACAGATTTAACAGTATTAGAGCCATATTGCAAAGATGATATGCGACAACTGAAAAAGTTATCAAAGTCAATCTTTTTGAGGCTTAACGAGCCATTGACAGAAGCAGACTATGACGATTTTTATAGTATCGCAAATATGACATTATGGCAGTGTTACAACTCTTATAGCACAGATAAAGGAGCAAGTTTTAATACTTTTCTTTGTGATTGCTTGACAAAAAAATTCAAGTCAGAGATAAGAGACAGACACAGAGAAAAAAGAGTTATCAATCAACTTGCAACTTCATTAGATGCAACTAATGACAGCGAAGAAGAATGTAATCTACTGGATTTTATAGCATCCGATTTTGACACATTCGAGGAAGTAATCAAAAACGACAACGAACAATTTCAAGACAAGGTACAACAGTACATTTCAAAACTTTCTAATCAGCAGGTAAATATATTAAACCTTTTGATTGATGGATACACACCTAAAGACATACGGCAGATTTTAGAAATTTCATCAACTGAATATGCCGAAAATATGAAGATTATGAGAAGTTTTGAAAATGTAAAGATTTTATTTTAGGAGGTAATCACTATGAAGAATATCAGAAAGCAGACATACACATTAGAGCAGTATTTAAAGGATATGAAGGCAGAGAAAATCAGAACGGATCAGGAATGTCAGAGATTATCAGGACAATGGAATCCAAACATGGTAAATGAACTGATTGCATCGGTTCTGACAGATGATTATATTCCACCCATTATTTTAGGTGAGGAAACCACATCAAACGGAATCACAAGACAGTGGATAATTGACGGATTGCAGAGAAGTAGCACATTATCATTATTCAGATACGGAAACGCAAAAATAACAAAGAATCTTGATGAATATATGGTTACTTATCAGACAAAGGCAACCGATGAAGATGGAAATATAAAGCGAGACGAGCAGGGCGAAATTGTATGGGAAAATGTAGATTTTGACATTCGTAACAAGACATACGAGCAGTTACCAGAAGAATTGAAAGAGGTATTCAATGGCTATCAGTTAGAGGTTGTAATTCATCAGAATTGCGACGCAACGCAAATTTCAAAACTGGTACGCAAACTGAATAATTGCAAGCCTATGAACCAGGCACAGAGAGCTTTTACATATATAGATGCGTTTGCAAGGGAGATAAGAGAAATTACGGAAAACAGATTTTTCAAGGATATGTACTCTTGCAACAACAAAGACAGAATAAACGGAACTTTTGAAAGAGCCATCGGAGATATGGTTATCTTATCTGAATACCCTAATCAGTACAGAAAAGATACAAAGATAGGCTTCAAGTGGTTAAATGAAAATGCAACCATTCTTGATTTTGAAAATCTTGATGATTTACTCACAAGGTTAGTAGAATCAACGGAAATCACAAGCGAGATAAGGGAACTGTTCAATAGAAAGAGTGCATATATCTTTGTGGCAGCATTTAAGGCATTTACAAAGTTAGGAAGGGAAGATAAAGAGTTTGGGGAGTTCCTGCATTGGTTAATTGCAGAAGGCAAAAATACAGAAATCAACGGAAAGACTTGGGTTGAATTAGATGTAGACCGTTCTACAAGGGATAGTGGAACAGTACACGGAAAACTTGATTATCTTACAGCACTTATCAATCAGTATTTCACAGAGGTTAAGAAAGTAGCATAAGGCAAAAGGGGAGGGCAAACCTCCCCGATATAAGAGAAATTGAGGTAAAGCATATGAATACAATATCAGATATTTTGATGGATATAGACAGAGGTTGCCTTGCTAATAATATGATTGAGGATTGCTTCACATACAGAATTGTATATTTTGTCAATGAGGGAAACAACGGAAAGAAATATTATCTTGACAGCTCATACAGAGATTTACGGAAATCATTGGAAAGTATTATCAGAGGGAATTTAACCTTGACAAATAATGTTGTTATAGCAGAGACAACAGTATTAAAAAGAGGGAAATGTACTTGTTTACAGAGTAGGTCATATTCATTCAATTTAGAAGAATATTTCAAGCGGATCAAGGGAGAATGTAACAGCAACAGAAACAATCAGTATTGCAGATATGCAGGATAAACGGAAGGCAGGATATACATATATGTTTAATTTTAGAATCATCACAACAGCAGACGGAAACCAGATTATAGATAGAAACTTAAAAACTCCATATGATGCACTTACACCAACGCAAATGATGGAATACATGGAAATGGATAACAGCCTTGCTTTTATGGATAGAATGGAACGCAAGGCAAGAGAGAAAGCGGAGCATATGAGGAGAGTTGCAAGGAATCCATTTTACAGATTGGCTTGTATGGTAGGTTTGATGTAAAAGGAAACTGTAAAGGATGGGGCAGCTTAAAATATAGCTGTCCTCAATGGAAAAGAGGTTGATATTATGGCTTATATACTTACAAATGGAAATTATTACATAACAGTTACAGACACAGGAAAGACAACAAAAACGAATAATATAGATGAAGCAAAGTTATTTGCAACTATTGGTAAAGCACAAGAGAAAATCAAGAAAGCACCAGCAAAAACGAAAAATTATTATATTGAGGATATAGATACGAATGTAAAAATACAATGTAATGCAGATGGAAAAATCAAGCGAAAAAGATATTCTGATAATGTAAAAAAATTGCTTTATATGAATGCAGACGGAAAATGTGCTTTGTGTGGTAGGAAGTTGTTATTTGAAGATATAACGATTGACCATAAAATTCCTTTAGCTTGTGGCGGTGCTGATTCTGTAGAAAATTTGCAAATTTGTTGTCTGGAAGATAACCAGTTCAAAGGCTCAATAATGCCTGATGATTTTATGGAACGGATAACAAGAATTTTTTTATATCAGATGGATAAGAAAGAAGGCAAGCGGTTATTATGGAAGATTGTGCATAAAATATTGAATAAGATGATATAAGCGAAAAATCAGCATTAGAAGAAGTTGCTACACCTCAACTAATGCTGATTGAAAATTAGGGAAAGGAGTGTTATAATATACACGAAAGATAATGTATATTATTTGAACGGAGAATGTTAATGATAAATTATAATAAATTGATGAAGAAGTTGGATGATAAAGGTATAACAACTTATGTTATAAGGCAAAAAGGATTAATGCCACAAAGTACATTGACAAAAATTAAAATGTGTAGTGGTGATTCAATGAAAGAAATAGAACAAAAAATAAAAGAGTACAACGAAAAGCCAGATAATGTAGAAAAGGGAAGAATATTCGCCGGTGGTGATGTATCAACAAAAACCATTGAGGATATATGCCAGCTTTTACAATGCCAGCCACAGGACATAATTGATTGGGAAGTAGAGTTAAACCCAGAGTTATCTTATGAAAATCGTTACAAAAATGCAAAATAATAGCATATAAAGAAACAGCGATTTCATCCGAAAATTTAAAGGAGGTATGACCTATGACAGCAACTAGAAGAGAAGCTATTGAATTATTGGAAAGAGTACCAGAAGATAAGCTGACTTATGTTGTTCAGATTTTAAGTGGTATTGATGGTTTGATAAGTATATCAGACAGACGAACAAAGAAAATTGATTTAGACCAGTTTGTTATGCCTACAACAGAGCGTGGCAGAAATGCAGATGAATATATAAGGGAGATGAGAGATAATGACAGAATTTAAAAGAGTGTTTGTTGATACAGCACCTATTATATACTATCTTGAAAACAGTCCTTTATATTCAGAGGTTATAAAGAGATTCTTTACAACATGTATAGAAAAGAATATACAGGTCGTTACTTCTGCAATAACAATAGAAGAGTATCTGGTATATCCGTATTCAAGTGGTAAAATGGATTTTGTTGATAATTTCAAACGATTCTTAGATTATATGAATGTAGAAATTATAGATATAAATTCAGATATTGCAGAGCAAGCATCTAAACTTAGAGGACAGTATAATGGATTTAAAGCAATGGACGCATTGCAAATATCATCAGCGATTGCATCCAGATGTGATATGTTTTTCACTAATGATAAGCAGTTAAGGCAGGAAAAAGAAATCCCTTGTATGACAATGGATGATTTACAATAATAAACAAAGCACCAACGGAAAGAAGCATATCTTTCTGAAGGTGCTTATTTTAATCCTGCTGCTTGTTATGAATTTTATCAATAGCCTTTTCTAATTCTATTGTCTGCCAGCGTTTGCGGATGATCTGACTTTGTAATTCTGATAATCTTTTATTTGTGTAGTGTTCCATCCAATTCATAAGGAAAGATGATATATGCTTTTCTGGTATCTTTTGAATGATAGCGAATATCAAATCTTCTAAGCGGTCATAAATCTTATGTAAAAAATCTTTGAAGCGGTTCGGCTTCTGAATCTCAATGTAAATGTAAATCAACTCCTTCCATATATATTATATAGGAAGAAAAACAATGCTGCAAGCTAAAATGGAAACTGTCTATAAAGGTGTCATTTTACGGAGAATACTTATTATGTAAGGAAATGTATTTGTAAAGGTGTCAATTCTATTTACAGATATATCCGAAAAGTGACAAGTGTTTTACGAACAGAAAGGACAGTAATATGAAAAATGAAGTATGGGGATATGCAAGAGTTTCTACAAAAGAACAGAATCTTGCACGACAAATTGAACAGTTAAAAGAGTTTGGAATATCTGAGAGAAATATTAAGTGTGACAAAATAAGCGGAAAGACATTTAATCGAATGGAATACAACGCATTAGTTGGAACAGAAACAACAGCACCAACTTTAAGAGAGGGAGATTTGCTTGTTATTGTCAGTCTTGATAGGTTAGGTAGAAACTATACGGAAATCAAGGAACAATGGAATTATATTATCAATGTTATTGGAGCAGATATTGTTGTGTTGGATATGCCATTACTCGACACAAGACAATCTGGTGATAATCTTGATAAAAGATTTATTGCTGACCTGGTATTACAGATTTTGTCTTATGTGGCACAAAAGGAACTTGAAAACACAAGACGTAGACAAAAACAGGGAATGGATGTTATGCCAGTAATCAATGGAAAGAAAACTTCTTTAAAGACAGGTAGACCAACAGGCAGACCAAACGCACAATTTCCCGATAATTGGAAAGATTATTATGAGAAATGGATACTAGGAGAAATGACAGCAACAAAGTGTATGGAAATACTGAATTTGAAAAGGTCAACATTTTATAAGCTGGTTAAGATTTATGAAAAAGAAATTCATAATAATAGAGAGAATGAATATATACAAAAGAAAACAATCGGAGGTGGAAATCATGGATAAGTCACATGAGGTAAATGCTTTTTGTAGTGGTATGGTTACTGGAATCAATCTCTATCAGCAAAAAGTTGTAACAGCACAGAAAAATAATGAAGCAATCAAAATTGGTGGAGAATTATATTATATCCAGAGTGCAAAAGAAAGATTGCAAGATATGGTGGATAAAATTTGTAAGTAGTAAAGATTGGAGCGATTAAATGAAAAATTTTAATGGAAAAGTTTTATGGTATAGTGACCGATTAGGTTATGGAGTAATTTGTGGTACAAATGGTGAAACATATTTCATTCACCATGAAGACATTGTTTCGTCTTCTATAGATGAAGGCAGACACAGGAATCATTTATCAAAAGATGAAAAAGTGTCTTTTGATTGGTGTTGGAAACTTAATACAGGCAATAAGAAACGTCAAGCAATAAATTTGCGAGTAATGGAGGAATAGAGTATGCATATTGATGTAGAAACAAAATTTGAAGTAGGACAGGAAGTTTTTCTTATTAAGAAGGACAGGAAAGTGATTGAAAATAAGGAAAAATGTAAAATATGTAATGGTGAAGGACACATTGTATTTAAAGGATATACAATGAGCTGCCCTGAATGTGAGGGAAGTAAGTATATTTGTGTAGATTCAAATATTGTAGACAATTATTTTACAGATAAGAAACCACATACAATTACAAGCATTGGAATAAAAACTACTGCAAAGGAAAGTAAATTGACATACATGATTGACGGAAAAGCATATGAGAGGAAAAAGGTTAGCGAAAATGAAATATTCGCCACAAGAGAAGAAGCAGAAAACCGATGCAACGAACTTAACAAGGAGGTCAAGGGTAATGGCAACAGATAGACAGACACCATGTTTATATTATGTGTGTGCAGGATTTTGTACCAAAGGTAGAAAAGCGGATCACGCTCATTATTGTCAGCACTGCAATAAATATCAACCGAGAGCAAAGGTAAGATATAAGAACCAAAAGAAAGAAAAGCTTGAGAAAATCAGAAAAAACGAGAGGTATTAGAATGAAGAGAAAATTGAAAATCTTTACATACGGATTCTATATAGGAATGATCCTATGGATATGCAGTTTGGTCGTATCTATGACTGTGAACAATGTCACAATGAAAATGCTTTTGATATTTATACCGTTAGCAATATATCAGTTTTTCACAATAGGCAAGGGAATTATCGAGGATAAGATTAAGAGAGGAAGGTATTAAGATTATGGAACAGCCAAAATACAGATTTGAAGATTTACATTTACAGAGTGATAAGAACTACACAGATATAAATGATACGATAGTAGGATTTTTATTTGACAGAGATATTATTGTACCTTTTGATATTCAGAGAAGATTGGAAGATATAACCAACAATATGCTGGCTGAACATTTTGCGGAAACACAACAGGTATTATATCCTTCTGATTTTGAAGTATCAATCAGCATGGAAATGGACACACGAACAAATAAAGTGATTATTAGTACATATATTGTCAATGCTGATGATTTAAACTTACATACAGAAATCGACATAGATACATTACATGATTATGGAAGGACAAAGAAATATTTCTTCACTGAATTAGGGTGTATTGTATTAGATAGAATCGGACAGCTACAGAAGGCAGCCAATGTTAAAGGTTGGTTAGCATCATAGCATTATAATAAGGAAGAAAGAGGGTTATATTATGATAGATACAAATATTGAATCATTAGCAATCAAAGCGGAAATTAAGCAGAGACTTAGAAAAGAGATGGAGAATAGTATATCAGAGGATGATATGAAATTTGTTCCAAAAACATTTGACGATGCATCAAGCCGATTCAGATTTTCAAGAAAAAGCAGATAGAAAAAATCGGCAAGGTATGTTATACTCATTAGGTATTAAGGGCGTGATGAACCCTTGATATACATTTTTTAATCATAGGATTATCTATAGATTGAAATTGTTTTGTTGTTGAAAAGTCATGGCTGTAACAGGTCATGGCTTTTCTGTTTTTATGGAAAGAATTATATTTGTGATTATGTGTTTCTTCCTATATAATAGAAGTAGAAATTTGAAGTGAAGGCGGTTTTTATATATGGAAGAAAAAAGTAATGTTACTAAGTTGACACAGAAGGATTACCAGAAGAAGTATGATGAAAAGACGCAATCAGTTACAATAAAGTACACACCTGCTGATATGTCAGATTATAATAGGATGATGAAATATCTTGAAAAAACAGGAAAATCAAGAAGCTCATTCATAAAGGAATTGATAAATGATTTTTTTGAAAATGAGAAATATGAAATAACTGAAAGTAGAATAGCTGACTATTATAAGATATACAATGTAGATGGAGAGTTACTTGATAAATTAAAGGCTGTTGTGGGAGAAGAAAAATACAATATAATATTGGATATTTTAAAAACATTTGTAGAAGATGAGTTGTATGATGCTTATATATATAAAGGAGATGATGTTGACATTTGGATTGAGGATTTTATGGATGAAATCAAAAATGGTGATGTTGATATAAATGTTTCTGATAAAGAATTTGAAAAAATTATTGATAAAAGTTTAAGTCATAATTTAAAATCTGTTTTCTATGGCTGAAACTTCATATCACATTTTCTCGATTTTGTCAAGTCCACCAAAATTGAATATAGGTGTTACATAGTTTTGAAATGAACCACTATATATAGATTATTAAGTCTATATGTAGTGGTTTTTCTTTTTGCGGAAATCAAAACAACAAAAAAATTCAAAAACAAGTGGAGAATATTATATATGAAAGGGTTGATTGCAAAACACTTCATAAAAATTTTCTCATTCTATGGAAATCTGATAGGAGAATGTTTTGAAAAAAATTTTGATGGTGTGGAAATTTTGCAAAAAAACAATTTTCAAAAGGCGAATAAGTATATAGATGGCAGAAATGCCAATATATTTTTTAGCATTTAATGACGAGAGACAAGGAGGTGTGGAAAGTAATGACAAAGTTTGATTATGAAATCTTGATGTTACTGAATGAGAAAAATGTGGATAATTCATTAAAAGCAATGAATATCTCACAGATATTAGAAGATATTTCAGTAGCAAAAAGGAAGTCATATAGTACAGCATATAGACATTTACAGGAAATGACTAAGCAAGGATATGTGAAGTGTGGTCTTGTGGATGGACTGGCAAGCACATATTACATTGATGAACTAGGAAAAGTATATTGTAAAGCACAAAATTAAGGATGGTGTAAATGGCATACGGAAAGATTTATATTGCGGATTTGAGCAAGAAGGTAACGGATTTATTTAATGAGCTGATAGATGCAAAGAAACTGAATGAGAAAGAGTTTATCAGTTCTTTCAAAGAAAAATATCCTAAAGACTATGATTTGCTGGTCTATGAATGGGAATTTAAGGTACACGCATTTAAGAAGAATAAAAAAGGACATCCTGTACCTCATCCAATTAGACCAGACAGGATATTGAGTAATATGTATCATAACTATTATTACAAGCTGATAAAGAAACCTAAGATACAGAAAGCCAAGGAGAATTATATTAAGAGGCTGAAATGTGAAATGGGTAAGATTGGTTACAAAATCAAAGAGAGTCCATTAAATAAATGGAGATTTTCAGTAATTGATAAGAGCGATAATAAGGATATTGCAACAGACCTTCAGTATCAAGAACTGAAAAAGGTTTGTAATCAGCTTATGAATAACAAAAAGAAGGGAGGTGCGAAGTAGTGAGTTTATCTATTAACAGACTTGATGTAAATATAATGAAGATTCTTGCACAGGAAAAATGCTTTGATGAATTGTGTGGTATGACAATCAACGAGATCAACACATTTTATGGTGAGGATGATTTACTTACTACAAGGCACAATCTGGTAATGCGTGTAAAAACATTGGTAAAAGATGGATATATGGAGAAAGGTATTAAAGACCATTTAGAATTTACCTATTTTATTACAGAAAAAGGATTAACAACAATCAAGTGGAACGGAGGAAAAGACAATGAGTAATAGAGGTTTAGTGAATGATGTAGCAATAGTTGGTGTAGGTGGTGCAGGAACAAATATAGCCTTCTGTCTTGAAAAATTAGGATATACAACAATTCATATCAATTCAAGCACACAGGATGAATCAGCTATTAAAGGTGCAAAGAATATCAGACATTTAAAAGGATTTAATGGGTGTGCTGGTAATCGTGCATTAGCAGAAAAGGCACTTGCTGAAAATATGGATATTGTAGATGAAATCTCTGCCCTTGAAGAATCTATTGTATATGTGATTTTTTCAAGTGCAGGCGGTACGGGGAGTGGGGTATCTACAGCCTTGATTGATATGTTGGTTGAGGAAACGGACAAGACTATTTGTTCAATCGTGGTACTTCCAGATAAGGACGAGGACTTTGATTTTCACGTAAACAGTTATAAGTGTTGCCAGGAATTACTTGAAATTGAAAATATGGGTTCTGTTATGTTCCTTGACAATAATAGTGGCAACAAGCAGACAATCAATAGTATCTGTACCACAATGCTTAATACATTTCTTTCAAACAATTCTGTATCAGAGTTAGGAAATGTAGACGAACAGGAAAAGAGAACAATTTTAAGCACACATGGAAGTATGGTGTTATCTGTTTTAGGAAATGAGAAAGCAAGTGCAGAAAAGGTTATTGAAATGCTTACAACGAACAATATCTTTGCACCAATTCAGAAAGATGGAAAGTGTGAGTATATCGGTATCATCAATTCTGCTAAAAAGATTAACAAGGACGATATTATTAAGATTGTTGGTATTCCAAGGCGAACATTTGAAGGCTATGGAAGTGACAAAACTATTACTGCTATATCTGGTTTATCATTCCCATTTGACCATCTTAACAGTATTAAGGAGATTGCAAAGCAGAAACATGATGAAAGAATCAATGCTGCGAAAGCAATTAAATCTAATGAGTTAGAAGATTTGGATTTTTCAGATGATGTTATGGTTGAAAAAGAGGAAAAACAGAAGCCTAAGAAGTTATCAAGACGAGATAAGTTGAAAATGCTTAGTAATTAAAAATGCAGATAGATAACAGAGAATGTATATATAGGCAATAGATAGACATTATTTGCATAACAGAAAAATACAGAAGTGAGGAGAATATACATTATGAGAAAGACAACAGCAAACAGATTATTAAAAGTAATCACAGACAATCTTGTATCAGTTACAAGTGCAGTAGTGAACCATGATGAAAGTGGGAAAGAGCCAATATCAGTTGAAAAATTCAAGGAAGATTTGGAGTTCTACACCAATTCGGGCATATTTGCAGATACGATTGATTTTTCGTATGAAAAAATTGCAGAAGATAAACTGCATATTGCAATCGGAAAAGCAAGCTGTTACTGCTATGACGATATAGATGTTATTTTACAGCTTAGTGATGGTGTGACAATGGAAACTGCCACAAAACAGTTGTATGAGAATTTTGATGAAAGATTGTCAGCATAAAGAGAGAACAATATAACAGAGGTCATTCAGTTTGAATGATAAAGGAATTCACGAGATACTTTCTCATTCCTGCCTTATACAGAAGAAAGGAAACAGATGATATGGCAAAAGGATTAACCAGATGTAATATATGTGGAAAGACAGTAGAACAGGTATTTGAAAATCAAATGCCTATTAGTATTCATGATCGTGTAGGTTATGGCAGTAAGTATGATGGAAGTATGCTTGATTTAGATATTTGTCCAGATTGTTTTGACAAGCTGATTGATGGCTTTTCAGAAAAGTGTGCTATAAATCCAATTGTAGAAAATTTATAAAATGCGGAGGAATTTAAGAAATGAAAGGTACAGTAAAATTTTTTGATGGAACAAAAGGTTGGGGATTTATCACAGACGAAGCAGGAAATGATGTATTCGTACATTATTCAAGTATTCAGATGGAAGGTCGTAAATCATTGAAGCAGAATGACATTGTAGAATTTGAGATTGGCAATGGGACAACCGACAGAACACAGGCGGTAAATGTCAAGAGAATTTCTAATAATAAGAAATACGATGACATGACACAAGCTGAATTAACAGAAGAATTTATCAATATTATAAAACAGAATTATGAGAATGGAATATGTTTATTAGATTCTAATTATGAACTGATACAATTTGATCAAATCTTAGAGAAAGATATTATTAAAATTGATGATGTAATTAGCATTGTGCGTAATTTAAAGAGAATGCCAAATTTTAAAGAATATTGTAAAGGTATGACTCAATAATCAAATCAGAAAAAATCAATCTCCGAGTGGAGAATATATAAAATAGGTGGAAGTCCTGATAGGGTAAGTTTCTATCCCATCAAAATATTAACATAGAGGATCAGCGAAAGGCTGATTCTCACCTATAAAAATTTGGAGGACAAACAAAATGGAAAGACCTAGTAACAGACAATGTAAACTTGCAAGAGCAATTACAGGAGGTAAAGCAACTGATGAGAGAATCTATAAAGAACTTAACAGTTTGCCACAAACAGAATGGGACAAGCAGTGTGAAATTTTGAACAATTTCATAATTGCTCATAATATGCCATTAGATGAGGGATGGGCATTAATGCGTAATGATTTTTATAATATTGCCTCTGCTAATCATGTGGATAATGCCACTCTATTTGTCGCATATATGAATTGGTTGCCGAAAACTTCTGACAAAGAGTAGAAAAGGTAACAGAGATATTGTTGCAGTGAGACGAAGCAACCGACTATTGAAGCGAATAGTTACAGTTCAGAACGGAGTTACATGTTCCCATTTATCAAGCTGCATAAGTAGCATTGGTCGAAAGACTTCTTCAAGGAGAATGAAATTTAGTTCTCCATATATCATATATCAGTGAAGATGCTGATTACATGAAGAGTACGGAATCACAGGCATAGTGTCAGAAATGGCATTATGCCTATAACTGATTAGAAACGGAGGGATGTATTATTAGCGTTAATACAGAAGAAAGAATAAACTATATGGATTATATAAATCCATGCAATAAAAATCAGACAGCAAAGGTATTGGAGAGATTTTTTTATGTGTCGAATGGGAGAGAGTACATATCTGTTATACCAGAAGAAGCAGAAAGAATAACAAAATTACCAACACCTGATGAAGTAAAGAAAGATACAAGTAGAGTAGTTACATATGCAAAAGAAATTATCTTAAATGCTGATAAATATAAGAATGAGGATATAGAAGAAAATGTTTTGAGACAGTATGTGTGTAATATAGATCCTTTGCTTGACAGGATTATTGCTATAAATATTGCTGATATTTTAAACCAAAACAAAAAATTTCAGAATAAGGAACAATTAAAGAATGTGTGGATTAAATCTCTTGAAGAATTGAAAAAGGATTTTCTACAAGGATATGAAGAAGATGATAACTTATTGCTGCCACAAAATACTGTAGATAGTATTGATATATCAAAACTTGAAATTGGTATGACTGTTAAAAATTATAAATTGCTATGTGAATTGTTAGGTCAGGAAGTTAAAAGCGGTAAATCAAAGAAATATCAATTAGAAGAATTTGCACGATACTTTGAATGGGAAAAGTCAGGACAAAAATTTATTATTTCAGATATATATGATGCCCCACTAACCAAAGAAGATAAGCGTAAATTGGGTAATAATTCAATTTATGTGCAGTGTATAGAAGTAATTTTATTACAGTACCTATCAAAACAAGAAGGTTATACAAGAACATTTACGAAACGTAATTGGTGGGAAATGCTAGGTATGGCAAGTCATAAATATGGAAGAACACCAGAAAATAAATTAAAAAATCTTGATTATAGAATTACATCATGGGAAGTTAGACATTTTTATCAAAGATGTAACAAGAAATTAGAACAGATTCTTTTTTCTGCATTGAACAGCTTGAAGAATAGAAAACTAATTACTTATGAAATTCAGACAGTCATTGTCACAAAGGATAAAAGAGGTAAAGAACAGTATTTTGAAGCTACTGATCTTCAGAAAAAGCAGATTCTTGAAGTCGAAAGACATGTCTTACATAACATTATGGGATATGAAAAAATGTTCCAAGTCTTTATTAGATTCCAACAAGCAGATTTTTATCAACAAGTAAATGATTTATTGTATCAGCAGTATGGATGGAATCACTACTTTAAACAGATAAAAGTGATTTATACATTTGATGGAGTTAAAGAAGCGTTACCAGAATTGGAAATGAAACTACAGAAGGAATTATTGAATAAGAAGGTAGTTGATTATCTAAATTCAAATGCAAAAGACCTGTATGAAAAAAATAAAGCAGAATATCAACAGCAGATGAAAAATCTGATTGATGAATATTGGGGAGATAACCCAAGAATTGAAACACATAAAAAGAAAATGTGGAATCCACCAGATACATATTTAGATGCACAAAGTATTTTGACTGATGAACTAATAAGGATAGGTCATAAGGATAGAACATTTTCAATGGAAGAATTTTTGGAAAGTAATTCGGATATTGATGAATTATTTGTATTTGATCAGTGATTATAAAAAGTTGGCACTTTAAAACGGGATATATAAACAATTCCTTTATATGGCATTATAAAGTGCCAACTTTTTAAAAAGAGATGATTTTCGCTTGATTGGACTGACATATTGCGTAAGCAATGTGGCAGGACACATCAACGAAAAAGGCTGACAGATTAGATTGCGAACTTGTTTCGCAAGATAAGATGGCAGACTAACAGGGTGTGGGATGTTCCCACTAATATATTATGTCACAGACAGTTGGTCATTTCGCTTCCTACGAAGCTCATGCCCTTGCATCCGTTCTTGCGAACGTCTGCAAATAAAATCAGATATGAAAAGGAGATTACGATAATGGGATATATAAAACCGATTCCAGTAGACAAAGAAAAATTAATTATAGGAAGGACATATTATACATGTAACTATTCGGGTGCATGTAAAGTCATTCTTATAAAAATAAATTTAGACACTAATAAAGTATTAGTTAAGGGGAAAAAGGATACACAACCATATATTCGTCCTATAAAATATATATTTGATAATCCTGAAATGGCAAAATTTGCAGTTAGAAATTGGGAGAATGAAAATAGGAAAAATAAGAAAAAGAAAAGTCCACAAATAGGGCGTAAATAGCTGAAAAACTTCCCATGAAATCAGTATTTCCTTAAAGCAATTAATACTTGTTTATACAGGCTTAAATTAAAGAAAATAGTATCAAATTCGGGTGATATTGTTTTAGATGGTAAATTGTGTGTCAGGCAGATAAAAGTGTCTGTTTAGTCTGTCAGGTGCGATTTAAGCCTTATATAGGAAGGTAATTATAATAATATATGAACATTGAAAATTGAATATTGATGGTTGATGTGCTATGATTACTTTAATAAGAGGAGAAAGCATAAATGACAATTGTATTTACGGTCATATTAATGGTTTATTTGATAGGTATAGAACCATATTTAAAAAAGAAAGCAGATTTTAGAAAAGAAAAGCTGATAGATATATTTAGATATATTACTTTATATTTTTTGGCAATCATTTGTTGTTCAGAACATAAAATACTTCTATGTTTATTGACATCATTTAGCATGATATCGAGTACAGTGCAATTATGTATTTATTTGAAAATAAAAGATAAAAAAGAAAATAATAATTATAGAATGATAATAATCTCTTGTACTGTAGAATTATTTGTGTCTATGGCACTTACATACTATACATTGTATGTTATAAATCCTAATTGGTTTCAAATAAATAATATTTCATTAAATACAGTAGGACAGAAATTGTTTGAATTTATTTATCTTACATTTTCTATATTAACAACATATAGTAGTGGAATTATTGTCTTGACAGGAATTATTCCGAGAATTTTTCAAATGCTTCATACAATACTTGCATTGACACTACTCGCAAAAACATTTGCTTTAATTTTCCATAAAAATGAATCATAGAAGATACCAACCATCAATATTCGGTGGTTGGTATTTTTTTTACCCCAAAACACAATAAAATCAGAGAATACTATAAATAGAATATACAGAAAGGTTGGTGTTAATTATAGAACACAATTATACAAAGCTTAAACTAGGAAGAGTAAGGATTTATCAATTAAATACATTTAAGACATTCACAGATGACGAGAATGCTATCTATAATGATAAGAAGAAAAAGAATACAGAATTATTAGAGGTTATTCATAACAATGAATCTGTCAGGACAGTATCAGACAAGTATTTGAATGAAAGAAATGAGATTTCGATATTTGAGAATGATATTGTCAGGCTTGCATTAGCTGATAGAGGGTATAAGAAGTGCGATTATCAGCTTCTGGACGAGATTATCTATATGGTAATCAATCATAATGAAATCTTATGGCAGATTATAGATAAGGGAATCATTATAGGTGGTAAGAAATACAAATTATTCACAGCAACTACAGGTCAGGTGAGAAATTGTAAGGTTACTCTTATAAAGGAAGAATTTTATGAAGCACATAAATCATTCTTAATGGCAGGACTTACAGTTGATGGAATAAATGCTGATAAGGGTAATGATAATAAAGGAATGAATGTTGGTAAGTATTTATCATATAATGCGTTATTATTATCATCAAGCAAATTACCGCCTAAGAACATTGATATTGATAAGTGTATTGTTGTTGATGGTCTTAAAACTGTTGTTAATGGTAAGGTTAAATACATTGATATAAAGACGGATGATAACGGACAATGCTATGTGAATGATACACCGAAAGAATATCAGACCAAGAGAATTTCTATTGAACATACAGACGGAGCAGGAATGTTTATTCCAGAGGAATTACCTTCAAGCTGTCAGATAAGAGGTGGTTATATCAAAGGTGCTATGTTCCCATTTGACTTCAGACTGTTTGCTCATGAGCTATCTCATAATAGTATTCTGGTTGATCCGTGGGGAACTCCGCACGATGTAGAAAGGGAAGATATAAGATACATCATTACAACAAGTCAGTTGAAGATGTGGAAACAATATAATTCTTGGGAAGAATACAAGAAAAAATTCAAAGAAAACAATCTGAAATTATCTATTAATGCTTATGCTGAACCTCCGAAAGAAGAGGTTACTTTCTCATATCAGTTCTTACAGACACTCCCATATAATACAGATATTAAAGAGTTATGCCAGCCAGCAGTAGAAGATTTATGTAAGTTAAAAACAGACCTTGAATATGTAAAGAAAGAGTTGGGACTTACAATTGACGACATATTAAATGAGGAAATTGTTGGTGATAATGATGCTGTTGCACTGGCAGCAGATGGAGGAAAGGTTGAAAATGCGAATTATTACATAGCAAAGGCACTGGATATTTACCCACCACTTATACAGGACAAATATATTATGAGCAAAATACATAGCTTATATAATGCAAAAAAGAATTTATATAAGGGCGGTAAGATTCCAGTTAGAGGATATTACAGTTATGTAGCACCTGACATGTACGCTTTTTGTGAGTATCTCTTTATGGGTAATGTCAATCCGCAGGGCTTAGTACCTGAGAATCATGTATATAATAAATATTATGGTGAGCAGGGGGATGTGGAAGAAGTGTTATGTATTAGAAGTCCACACCTGTCAAGATATGAATGTCCTAGAAGAAAACTGATAGTTTCAGATGAATGTAAGAAGTGGTTCAAGTATATGGAAAGTGATACGGTTGTAAGCTGCCATGATATGATTTCACTTTTTCTTATGTGCGACTGGGATGGAGACCATATTCTTGTTATAGCTGATAAGGCTGTATTAAAAGCCACAGAAGGTTTACCTGATGTACCTTTATATTATGATATGCAGAAAGCAAAGGCACAGCAGATAGATAATGAATCTATTTACAAAACTCTTGTTGATGGATTCAAAAATAATATTATTGGCTTATCAAGTAACGCTATTACTAAATTGTGGAACAGACCAGATTTAGAAGATAATCCATTAAAATATGATGATGCTATTAATGTTATATGTGCAATGTCCAACTATGCAATAGACTTCCCTAAGACTGGAAAGAATCTTTTAATAGGTGAATATGAGCAGTTATATAAAGAACTCATTCCTGATCCTAAGAACATGTTTGAACCATCAAAGATAAAGTATCCGCAGTTCTTCAAGTTTGCTAAAGGTAAGAAATCATCAAGTCTTGAGGATTATACGAATAGTCCTATGGATAGAATCCCTCAGTACATTGATAAAGAAGTAGGAAGAAAGCATTTTTTGTATGATGTTGGTATTGATGAAGATAATAAGAAGAGTAAGTTCAATTATAAGAATCTTATGAACAATTCCTATGTGTTAGATGATAACAGTGTTAAGCAGCCACTATATGAACCTGACAGATATAGTGATGAATATATAAAGGCATATGCTGTCTGGAACAACAGGAAGAAAGCAAAGCAGAAGTTGTGTCAAGATATTAAAAAAGAGATGGACAGAAGAAATACTGATAGTCGGGATATTACAGCAAAGTTTGAAGTATTTCATTATCATTGTATTAGAGAGATTAAAGATATCTTCACTAAAAATGGAGAATTTAACATTAATCTTGCAGTCAATTCACTTATTGACATGGAATATAATAAAAATGAGTTTAAGACTTCTACTAAAGATATGCTGTGGAAATGTTTTGGACATGTTATTGTTGATAACCTTAATCAGAATCAGAAGACAGGTATTGTTTTAAAGGAAAGACCTAGAATGTGTTATGAAAAAGCTGTTGAGGGTGATGATGCCTTAGATAATATACTTGAGACTAAATTGAACAGAAAGAGTGTTAATATAACACAGGCAGATATGGATTTCATGGACGCAGTTCTTCAGAAAAAGAAGAATGGCACATATTATCAGAACGACAGAGAGTTATTGTTTGCCCTGTTGTGTCATTATAAGTATGCTAAACAGCCTGGACGATTAAAAGAAGATGGTTTATTCTATATCACAAGGAAAAAGCACAAGACAATTATTAAGCCGAATGGTAAAAAGAAGAAAGTAGACATATCCTATAATATGAATAAGATTATGGAAATGGTCGGTGCTAAATCTTATACAGGAAGTTTTACAAGGTTTATAGATAGCGGTATTCAGATTAAAACTGATGAAAACAAAATCAGCATAAATCTTGATATTGAGGAAGAAGATAATACTGAGGTGTTATTTACAGTCCAAGATATTTACAATCCGATGATATATTTGCAAGCATATAATGAAGATAAGGAATTATCGGAATGTGTTGTATGTGGTAAACATTTTATTAAGGATAGGAACAAAAAGACTTGTAGTGGTGAATGTCATGATAAACTTCATAATTTACAAGTTGGTAAAAATAACAGAAAAAATAAGTCTGCTGACGTAGCAGATAAAAAAGCAATTTAATATTTTTGAATAAGAAACAGAGTATCAAAAAAGCCTAGAAAATAAGGGAATTTTGGTACTCTGATTTTATTTTTACAAAAATTATATAGGGAGAAGAAGTAAAGATTTTTGAAATTTATTTCATAATAGCCGAATTATCGGTGCTTTAGTTTCTGATCTCATGGAATTATCATTAAAGAAAGGAGACTTTTGATATGGATTTACAATTAAAAGCCAAAGAGCATCTGAAACGCTATGGCATAAAGAAAAAGTATCTGGCTTCTTTAGTTGGGATTTATCCAAGTCAATTGTCGCAATGGCTGTCTGGGGATTATGACTTAAACACGAACCAGATAAAAATAATTGAAGATTTTTGCAATGGTAAGTCTCAATATACAGAACTTAATTGATAAAATGATATAATAAATCTTTATAACTATATCACAAAATCAATTAAGAAAGCAATGTACATTATTGCTAAAATATCAATACCTGTATTTGTTAAAATTTCACAGAAAGGAGTGAGCAGAGAATGAGTAATAATTTGGATATTGATATTATGAAGCTGACATTGCCGAATGGAAGAACTTTAGAGAAGCAGATGAAGTATGAAGCAAAGCGATTCTTGAAGATTTTACAAGAGGAAATCGACAGATGGTATAGTTTATACTCACCTATAATATATCAAAGAACTTATGACATGCGAAATTCTATATATGCGGAGGATTTGGTACGAGTAAGCACTTCTGGTAATAAACTTCAAATAAAAATCAATTATGATGATACTGCATTTCATAAATCCTTATGGGATGATAGTAAAATCAACTCAATCCTACTGGTGAACGAAGGGTATCATGTGTCTAAAGGTTGGCACAAAGATATTGAAAATTTTGGCTATAGGGAAGGAGGTCACTTCCTGGAAAATGCCGTGTATCGTTTTAACAAAGAAAACGACTTTGGTATTGATATAATCATCAATTACTAAAGGAGGCTTATAAAATGGCTAACAATCTATTTACATTAGGATTGGATATTACAGCTACACAAAACAGAATGAGTAAGCAGTTGAAACAGATAGCAAAGAACTTATCTGATAGCGATACTATTCGTGTGACTGGTGGCTTAGATATAACAAAATCACAAAACAAACTTCAACAGCAGTTGAATGACATTTCTAAGAATCTTAAAATCAATGTGGGAACAGTCAATATTGACACTTCCGCAATCAAGCAACAGCAAAATGCTATAAATCAGCAGATGAAATCTGGAATCAATGCAACAGGTGTTAAAATACCTTTTCAGTTTGATTTATCAGATGCAAATGCGGTTAAAGCAGAAATCAATAAAATCGTTGCAGACATCACCAATAATAAAGGTCAGTTAGTAAAATATAAAATCAATGTAGATGATAATGAACAGGCTACAAAAGCATTACTCACTTATAGGAATGAACTTAATGAGGTAACAAATGCTACATTAAAATTACAGTCCGTTGGTAAGTGGTATGATGCTAATGGTGTAGAACATAGTATTGTAAAATGGTCTGAAGGTCAGAAATCATTATCACAGAACATTGAAGCTACAGTAAAAGCTAATCAAAGACAGATGGAATCTGACAATCAAGTTATTCGTAAGAAACAGGAATTGATTGCACAGATGAAACTTCTTAATACACAGGCTGAAAAGGCTGGTATTTCTTTAAATTCTGATAATCAGAAATCGTTCAATGATTTATCTATCAATGCATCCACTTTAGATGATATTAAACAGTTAGAAAGTTATTTGCGTTTGGCAAGAACCGAATATCAGACTTTCAATGCAGAAATTGCAAAGGGTACTCATGCAAGCTCATTAGAAGCTATGAGGAATACTTTAGCAACTATGCCACAGGAAATTGCTTTAATTGAAGCAAAATTCAATTCTATTAAAATGCCTGATAATATAAAAACTCAGATTGAAGAGTTAAAGGCTTCAATGGAATCTATCAATAGTATTAGTGATCCGCAGGAAAAGATTGCAAAATACAATGAGATGGTATCTTCTTTGAAGAGTTTACAGAAACAGTATCAAGTTACTTCACAAGAACAAAAGAATCTAAATGCTGACATGGCAACTATGCAGGGTGCATCTAATCTTACTAATAGAATTATTTCATGGATGGGACAGAATAGAGAAGCCGCCGCACAGTATGACGCAGAGTTGAAACAGATTGTTGCTGATTTGCAGAAATGTAGTAATAAAACCGATTTAACAAGGTTACAGCAACAGTTTAGAGGAATACAAGCACAAGTTAAAGCTACAGATAGTGTATCTACTGGATTCTTTGGTAATCTGAAAAATGGCTTAAAAGATGCTCTTACTAATATGGTTAAGTATCAGTTAGCATATAAGATTATTCAAGAGACGATACAGGCTATTAAGGCTATGACAAATGCGGTATGTGAACTTGATAAGAATTTGACGGAGTTCAATAAGGTTGCTGATTTATCATATGACAATTTATTAAAGTTTTCTGATAAAGCATATGAAGCAGCAGACAAAATAGGTAGAACTGGTTCAGATATGATTGAAGCGGCTACTGAATTTAAGAGGGCTGGTTATGATCTTGATAGCAGTTTGGAAATGGGTGATGCAGCACTTGTAATGACAAATGTTGCTGATGGAATTACACAGACTTCTGATGCTGCAAGTACACTTATTTCAGTATTAAATGGCTTTAATATTGATGAATCAAGTGTAATGTCTATTGTTGACAAAATGAATAGTGTATCAAATCAAAGTCCTGTGGAATTTGATAATCTTGCAGATGGTCTGGAACGTGTTTCTGGTACTATGAATCAAGCTGGTAACAGTATTGATCAGACTATCGGTTTGTTAACAGGTGGTTTTACACAGCTTAGAAATATGGAAAAAGTTTCGACTGGTCTTATTACTATCTCACAAAGATTGAGAGCAATAGACGAGGACGGAGAAGAGATTGACGGATTATCGGCAGAATTAGGAAAAGCCTTTGGTTCGATTGGGGTAGATATTGAGGATGCGAATGGCGATTTGCGTTCCACATATGATATTCTTTCTGACTATGCAAAGGTTTACCCTGAATTAACAAGTGAACAAAGGCAGTATTTTGGTGAGCTTGCGGCTGGTAAACGACAGATAACAGTATTTAATGCTATTGTTGATGAAATGTCAGCAGTAGATAAAGCAATAGGGCAATCTAAGGACAGCTTAGGTAGTGCAACAAACGAAAATGAGATTTATCGCCAGAGCATCGAAGGAATGAAAAATGAGTTCAATAATCAGTTTCAGATGTTAAGCAAACAGGTGATAAGCTCGGATTGGATTAAAGATTTAATATCTGTTGGTACAGACTTCTTAGGTGTATTAACAGATATAGTAAAACAAGATGATTTAGTGTCTGGTACTATCGGTGTATTTACCGAAGCATTGAAAACTTTAGCATCTGTTTTGAAAAGTGTAACTGGTAATGATGGAATGGCATCCTTAATTAAAATGTTTATGACATATAAGACAGTTACAAAAGGAATAGATATTTTCAACTTCTTTAGTGGAAAGAAAAACACATTTACACAGACGCAATCAGCTATGAACGCATTTTTCCAGAGTGCTTTGAATGGAACTATGCAGGTCAAAGACGGCTTTTTGCAAGTTGGAGAAGCGGAAAAGCAGATATTCAATAACAGTAAGAATAAATCGGGTTTTGGTAGATGTTATGTCTCATAATAATAAAAACTCTCTCCAACAGTTTTTAGTTGGCCCACCCTTCAAAGATTATCTAATAATGCCAGATAATTAACTGACGGGAGCGACATTATATTTGTTTTGATATAATGCGGAAACCCTTAATTGAAATAAATTATAAACACCGAATATGCTGGGAAAACACGATAAACAATACACCAAAACGGAATGAGAAATCATAGACGTAATGCGTGAAGAAAGTTCAGAAAAAACGTATTGTTTGGTATATGGCGAGAGTCTAAGTACACAGTCCACAAAAGGCTAAAACAAAAATTCGCTTATTGTTGCCTTAGTGGTTTGATAAGTGTTGGTCTATAGGTAGGCTATTGATAAATAGCTGAAAGCAGGGGAGTTCCTAAGTCGTTTATACGATAAAAATATGTCTATTTGATATGCAAAGTTATATAGATGGAAATACCCTCAGAGCACTGACAAGGTGGAGCAGAATATAGGCGTAATTATATTTTTGCTTTGAGATACAGTCCGTACTAAAGGCTTAGTTTAAAGACTGGGCTTGCATATAAAAGATTTTAATAATCAACAATGAAAATACTACTTATATATGTTTGAAATATAAGTCTAAATATAAGATGTGTTCGCTGAAATGTCTGGTAAACATGTAAGCGATTGTTTGAAGCATATCTTAATATATAAAAAATAATTGTGGAAAAAATAAAAAATGTGGTGATAACAGATAGGCACTATTCAGTTACCAGATAGATAACTGATAGTGTCTGTTTGGGTTTATTGATAAAATGTGTGTTCAAATTATTTGAGCATAGATTTTTTGAATAAACTTTTTTATGTTTTTTCAAATTAAATTTTCTTAATAAAGCCGAGAAAATGTGCGGTTATGCACACGATAATTTTAAGGAGGAATAACAAAATGGCAAATGCAGAAAGAATTGAATTTGAATCAGCTACATTATTTAAAGAATTGGTGGATAAAGGACAGTTGAAAAGTCTGATAAGTGTAAAGAGTTCACCATATCCGAAGTATTGTTTTAAAAATACTGATAAGGTAGCAGACATCGTGGGTAAGTTTGTGGCACAGCATAATCTAAAAAGTGATAGAAGTATTGATGATTGTTGGGAAACATTTGACAAGGATATTCTCAATACAGAAGAAAAGCCACAGAGTATTGTTACAAGGAATCTTAAAGTTGTGAAACGTATTGTGAGTGAAGGATACGGACATATGCTTAAAAGAACTTGCGTGGATCAGTATAAGAAGAAATGCTTTATATTTTATGCAAATGATAGAATTGCTGAAATCAAGAATGAAGAGGATGCAGTCAGTAGAGCAAAATATGAAGAAAAGCATACATCATCAAGAAAAGAGATGGCAGACACAAGAATGTCTGAATTGATTAAGAAAGCTATGGAGGTAAGATAATGGCAAGCAAGAAGTATTATTATAATGATTTTGATGATAAAAAGGTTGAATATGTATTAGAAAAGGGATTATCCCTCAGTCAGAAAATGAGTTTTGTTGTAGAAGTAGCAGGTACAGTAGTATCAAAAGAGGTTGGATATGCACAGGTACTAAGACAGCCAATGTATGAATATTGTCTTATTACATACTACACTAATATTGTTCTGTTTGAAAATGGAGAAGAGTTTAGTCTGGATAAGGTGGATAAATTCATTAAGGATAACAAGGAAAACGTTATAGATGTTATTCGTGAGAATACATCTGATGATGAGAGAGCAGAACTTGATAATGCTTGTAATGAAGCTATTGAATATAGAAAGTTGCATTACAATGATTTGAAGGATGAGATTGAGGATTTATTACAGGTAGTCAGAGAATTTGTTGTTAAGCCAGACTACATGAATGAACTTTTACAGGCTCTTACAAATGCTGTAAATACCTTTGCTGATAGGGGAGATATTGATTATGAGGCAGTAAATAAGCTGGTTGATATTATTCCTATTGTGCAGAAGTTAGATAGTAAAGATGTGGCAAAAGCCATTGTAAAAGAGTTCCATAATGACGATAAAGGCTTATCGTATGATGTATCGAAGCAGTCTAAAAAGAGTAATAAGGGAAGAAAACCAAAGACTGAATTTACAGTAGAAAATGGCGAAAAGACCGAATAAATAAGGCTTTTGCGTATATATGAGGACTGGGAGAAAAATCCTAGTCCTTATTTGTATGCAGGAAATATAGGATTAAAATGTAGCAAAGAGGTAGTAGATACTCTATCGTTACATAAAAGTCGGGACTATTGACACGGAAAAACTTAAAAAAGAAATCCTTATTTTTTATTTGTTTTCCATAGGGGTAGTAGGTACTTTTGTGTGAATAAAATTTTTGAAAAAATCGTTATCGTGGGTAATGAGATAGTACAGATAGATAACAGATAATATACAAATAAACAATAGTTGATAAAGAGTGAAAATTGATGGCAGAGGTTGTAATGACTTCTGCCTTTTATATTAAGGAGTGATTATTTATAGAAAGCGTAGCAATGATGAATGATAGAATTTTATTAAATGTTCAAGAAGTGTGTGATTATTTAGGAATAGGGCAGACAAAAGCGAGAGAACTTTTAAGAGGGCGTAATGGATTTGGTATTCAGATAGGTGATCGCTGGTATGCAAATAAGAAAAAATTGGATAGATGGATAGACAATAGAACTAAATAAGGATTATGTAATTAAAATGCTTGAAGAAAAGATGTATACAATATATTATAAAAGATATATTTATATACTTCTTTTCTTGTTTTTGATTATTTTTAAGGAGGTACAGTGATGGGAAAATCATTAACGGGGAAAGAACTAGGACAAGGTATTTCCCAAAGAAAAGATGGACGATATCAAGCAAGATTTATTAATAGATTTGGAAAAAGACAAAATATATATTCAAGATCAATAAGTGAGTTAAGAATAAGACTTAGAGATGAACAGTATAGAGATTCAAATGAATTAAATGTACTTGATAATTCTGTTACATTGGATGAATGGTTTGAAAAATATATGGAAGTACATTCGCCAATGTATAGACCTAATACTATTACCAATTATAATGATGGATATAATAGGGTGAAAAAGGATTTAGGTTGGAGAGTTATGAAAGATATTAATACTATGACATTTCAACAAGTCTTTAACAAATTAACATCTGATGCAAGTCGCCAGAATTCCAAGAAAATACTTTTGAATCTTTATAAATATGCTCTTAGCTGTAATGTTGTAACAACAATTATTCCAATACAGCAAGTAAAGACAAAACTTACTGATGTTGGTGTTAAGATTCGTGTACTTACAAGAGAAGAGACAAGAATATTTTTAGAAAATGGTGAGGGAATATCACATTTTCCATTATTTGAATTGGCGCTTGAAACGGGTATGAGAATTGGAGAAATATGCGGTCTGCAATGGGAAGATATAGACTTTCAGAATAAGATGATATATGTTCATCATACATTATCATATGTCAAGCAGGAAGGTTTATGGGGATACGAGTTTCAATTAACATGTCCAAAAACTGAGAATGGTAATAGAAAAATTCCTATGACACAAAAGGCTTATGAGATTTTGGTTAAGCAGCAGAAAGAATGGGAGCGAATTAATAAACGAAATGTTCCTATGAGTGGATATGAAAATTTAGTTTTTATAACGAAAAGGAATACTCCTATTTGTACACGAAATACAACTGTTTCGATCAGAAGAATAGAAGAAAGAATTAGAGCTAAAGGAATTGATTTTGAACCTATAACACCACATACATTAAGACATACATTTGCAACAAGGTGTTTAGAAAATGGTATGAATATAAAGACACTTCAAAGAATTCTTGGACATGCTGATATAAGAACAACAATGAATACTTATTGCCATGTCACAGATGATGAATTATATTCAGCTATGAGTGCTTTTGAACAAAAAGGAATTTTGAATACAAATTCATAA